CGTATAAGATGTATCTACATTAGCAAAAGTCATAGTGTTTCCGCTAGCATCACTTACTGTTCCACTCGCAGAAGGTGAAGCAATAATAAATGCTGGCGAACTTGAAGCCCAACCTGTATTTGGTAGGCTGACAGTTGTGCCTGTTACAACTGTTGCTGTTTCATCATAATAGCGAGGATCAGGAAAATACATTTCAACTGTTGCAGCGATATAACCATAAGAAAAATCAGGATCAACCTGCGCTTTCACAGAACGAACGCGACCCCACATACGCTGTTGTCCAGTTGCGGCGGTAATTTGAAATTGAAACAAACCAAGAACTCCGCTTGCTTGTGTTGTGGCATAGGGGTCAGGATAGTAGCCAGTAATTTGCGGGGCTAGATTTAACTGTAATTGTTTGTAGTAATACTGTGCGCTATAAGAATTATCGCCAACAATGATTAAATTCATGGTTACTGTGCGGGCATCATAAAAATCTCTACCACTCCAAGAGCCATCTATGTATCCGCGATTTTCGTCTTGATTACGAATAGGTGAGGTATCTAATAAACCTTCAATCATCTCAACGACATAAGGTGTTCCCGCGCCGAAAGTAAATGTGCTTGCGCCTGAACCACTTGGCGTAAATGAAAATTGATACGGATTTAATGTCATCCTTTTGACCCCGTCATTGGCGCTCTGTATTTCGTGTGTTTAGCCTGAGTTGATGCGATTACTCTACTATCCAAAATGGTTTTAGATGTTAAATTGACATTAGGATTAGTTCCGCCTGCTAGTTGTTTTTTAGCAGTAGCGATAGAGGTTTTTTTACCTTTTGATGCTGTTGGTAAATTTGTAGAACCTACTCCAGCAAGGCTAGGGCTTTTACCTATTGTTTGCATACCAGCCTGCGAACCACCAACATTAGAGATTTGATTTATAACTTCAGGTGAAAGTTGAGTTTTTTTAGCATTATACGCGGCTAATTCTTTTTTATATTGCGCTTGTTGTGCTGCTCCAGCCTTACCGCCTATTGTTGGTGGTTGTGGTGGTCCTTGATCTGTTCCTGCTTTGTAAAAATCATACGCAACTGTACTCGCAATAGCAGCCATAGCGGTGTAAGGACTACGCAAAGCAGTTACTAATGGTCCAGTTTTCCCAGCCCCCGCTGCAACTTCTTCGGCTGTTGCTGCTTCTTCTGCTGCTGCTGTTACGCCACCCCAACCAAGAACTAATTTTGTTATTACAGCAAGCATGGCATCAATTTTTGGAGCAACCCAAATAGTTGCTAAAGCGGTAGCAAAACCAATTACAACAGGTTTATTATCCGAAAACCATTTGCTCAATTTTTTAAGAGCATTAATTCCTGGACCTGCAATCCAACTAAGAATATCATTAAAAGCAGGAAGCAATCCAATTCCAATTTCTTCTGATAAAGACTTGAACCTTGCTTGTAATACTTGAAGTTGTCCTGCGCTTGTTTGTGCAAATGCTGTTGCCATGCCATGAGTTCTAGTTTCAATGGCTTGAAGAATTGTTTTTAGATCAGCACCTTTGGGTATAGTTTTGCCAATAGCAATACCTAAATCTCTAAGTCCACGAGCCTGACCAGTAGAAGACCTAGCAACCAACATTCCTGCTTCAGCAAGTGAGATATGTTTGAAACGCGCAAGATCAGCAGTAGCAGCAAGAGAATCAAGAGCCATTTGTGGGCTACGAGTAGCAGTAGTGATAGTTCCTAATGCTTGATAAGTGTCTTGGGTTGTAAAACCGAGTTTAGCCATAGCCTCTGCGTGTTTGTCAATAACAGGTTTTACGGCAGCAAAACTTACACCAGTATTTTGAATCGCACTTTGAAGCCTTGATTGCGATGCTTGTAAATTCATCGCAGATTTGATACTTTCGTAACTAACTGCGGCAAATATACCTGTTAAACCAAGAAGTGCTGTTCCAGCAAGTTTAGACGATTTTTCCATGCTAGCAACGCCAGCACTAGCAACTTTACTTTTTGCGGCAATTCTATCCATTTCGCCATTGACTCTTTGAAGTTCGGCGATTGCTTCTTGCGCGCGAACAATTAGATCAATTCTTACTGGCATTAGTTCCATTAGAGCCTCACCACATTCTTAGAAAAGATTTCTTGTAACATACCTGACTCTTTGAATTTTTTCCATGCTGGCAACACATAAGGAAAACCTTTCATAGCACTTGTGCCACGCCATGAACGCGGTGCGTATTCTCCACCCATTTCAACGGCGCGAGAATAAACTGCGGTGGGTCCGATTTCCGCACGATAAACACCGAAACCTTGTCGCACTTTACGGCTTTTGATAGATCGGCGCAGATTACCTGTGCGATTCATTGGGGGTTTGCCTGCCTCCGCTTTATCCCAAATCTTTCCGCCTTGTGGTCCTAGCGTGAAACCACGCTGACCTTTGATTTCGTTTTTAATAAGTTTTTCTAAGGCTTCTGCTATTTCATTGACAGCAGCGCGTGCGCCTTTATCTATGTTTTCCTCTAATTGTATTATTTCACGATGAACTGTTGGGATGTTAGTTTTGATTGTCACTTTCCATCTCCTCTACTGTTCTGTGAATTGCAATCATCCATGATACTAGATAAGTCGGCTGCTCATCTGTTTCTAGCGGAGTCCAACCAAAATTTTTAGCACACTCGTAGTAAAACCATTCTTGTTCGGGATAGTCATAATTTTCATTTATATCCGCACCTTCCAATAAATCTTTTAAGCGTTGGAGTTTGCGGTATCCGCTTTTGGGTTTTCTTCATTTTCTATGGTTTTATTTAATGTTGGAAACAAAGCCTCTTGTGCTTCGTTTGCTGATTGAACGAGAGTGTCATAATCTGCGATTGACAATTCACCAAGAGATTCAATGCGAACTGATGGCGGAATAAGATCAAAAGACCACTCTTTAATCAAACAGGAAATAATCCCATCTGTAATAGCCATAGTTTGCAGAATACCTTCTAAACCATCTGCTCCTTCAAAAATCTTTTTACGATCTTTTACTTTCAACCCTTTAGGGTCTTTTAATGTAACTGTATTACCGCTAGGGAGTGTAATTATTTTTTCGCTCATCATGGTTCCTTCCATAGTTGCCTTCGTTTATAGGGTTGTGTGGGGAAGCGGGAAGGCGGGCGCATATTTAATCCCCACACAACATATTATCAGGTTACTGGTAAGTACCTGAAGGTTTTGCGTTTTGTAGGGTGAATTTGACAGGAGAATAACCTGAAGTCGCACCTACGTTTGTTGTATTACCTAATGAGTTGAAATCAACTGTCACTTCAACAAAATCTTTATCACGAACGACAACACCTGTTGTATATGCGCTTTTAGAGGCTGTTAAAGAAATTTGTGTAGCAGTTGACCCTGAGCCAGTTGACCAGTTGAACACAAGTGCTGGCTGTGTATTTGAAAGGAAATTTGTAAGTTGTGTGTCATCTTCCATAACGAAGGTGATTTTACCTGTCACTGACAAAGAGCCTACAAATACTGAATAAGGTGCTTGTGTTTGCGCAATACCGAAAATAGGTTCAACCTTGCGAGTTAGTTTGATTGAGCCAGTAGTGGTATTAGAAACTGATGTTCCACCAACGCTTACTGTTCCTGCCCAAACCTGAGTAGGAAGTACAGTTGAAAATGTTGGAGCAGAAGCAGTTTGTGTAGCAGAAGGATACCCAGTTACCTTAGCGGTATATTCAAGCATTCCGTCAGCATTGAAAGTTAATTCAAAATCATTAACTTGGCATCCCGGAAATTGACGATTGCCTGCTGAATAGTAGTCAGTAATTGTCAAAGCCTTTGGTTGCGCATCTCCCGCAGCACCCACAGAGTTCTTGAGAGCAATAGCGTGTGTGTAAGGCGCAGATGAACCAGTTGTAGTTACATCACCCATAATGCCAGCAATCCAATAACCGATAGTGTCAGCAAAAGCAGGACCAGCAAAATCAATTTCGCTATGACGGCGACCTTGAACATAGTTGTAATCTTCAACCATTGAACCACGAATACCTTTATCAAGGAGTTCATTGATCATTTCAACTGGCTTGAAACTGTTAAGTGTAATAGGAACGAAATCAGTAGGGCTTACTGCGGTTCCCTTTGTTGTTTCTAACGCTAATCCTAAATAGGATTTGACGGAAGGTTGAACTGCCATTTACTCACTCTCCTCTGTGGTTATGGTTGGTGCTGTTTTTTTGCTGGTTGGGGTTACATTTGGTACATCAAAATTGTCGGGGGCTTCAAATGTTTCCCCTGCGTTTACTGTTAAACCGATTGTTGGAAACTCACGGGTATCTTCACCGTTGTATTTATATGTTGCCATTTTTCTCCTATGCTTGAATCATTTGAGTGACATCAAAAGTTAATGTCGCCCATATTTCGGTTGAAGTTCCGTCATTAGAGATAGGTTCACCGAAAGTTGCGTTTATTACTGGCTCTGCACCTTGCCATACAAGAGTTCCTGATGGGTCGCCAAATTGATGGTCTGAGCGAAGTTTGGCTTTAAGGTTATCTACTACTGTGTCAAAATCTGTCATGGCATCTTCTGATTTGCGCTGTAATGAGTGAGCAAAAAGTTGAATTGCTATTGTGTAATCAACGCGCTTCCAACCATTTGTAGCACCGCCAATAGCCAAACGATTTTCTCTTTCAGCCTCTATGTGTATTACAGCAACGGAGCGAGTAAGTTGAGAAGGCAGGGCATTTATTTGAAAATCAATACGCTTAGGAAACGCTACGAAAATTTGGTTGATACCATCTACATTTGGTTGCCCGATAAAAGTAGCGAGAGTTGAACGAACGGCTGCGCGACCTGTGAGAGCCATTATCTAATCCTGCGGTAAGGAGCAAGTAAATCCATAGCAATTTTTAATTCTGTTCCTAATTTTTGTGAACCTTCAACAGCCTGTGAAGCGCGTGAAGCAACAGCCATAACCATTGAGTTATCTCCGCGAACTTTGAGCATAGAAGTAGTTACAAGAATTGCGGCTTCTTTGATTGCTGGCGGAAGGGCTGAAATAGAAACACCTGCGTTGTGTGAATAGGTGAGTGCCGTAACTAATGGAATTGTTGTTGAGCCAAAAGTATAAGTAGAACCTACTGTTACAAACTCGGAACTTAATCCGTCATAAATCTTTAGGGTTAATCCTGCGGTAATTCCTGTGGCATCGGCAACTGTCAAACTTGTGTCAGAAGCGTTCGCGCTAACAATAGTTGAATTAGCGTAACCATTGACATAAGCGTATTTAAGAAATACTTCTTGGCGGGGCGAACTAGGAAAACCAAATTGAAGTGGACCTTGGTTAGAATAGGTCGTTGAAAGCATGGCATAAGGAAA